CTGAGCCTCATAGATACGGACGGTGGCAACGGGTTCCTTGAGATGCCTTCGGACGGCATACAGCCTGAGCCCAAGTACCGTGGCTGGTCAGTCCTGCAGATTTACACCGACCTTGAGTCTGAGGACAAGGACGAGGGCGGGGATGGCCCCGGGCGTGATGGGTTCGACGAGCATGACTTCGACGGTCCACCAAGCGGCGAGTCTCCGACCGAGCAGGAGATGGAGGACGAGATTGGGCGTGCCATACGTCAAGGCGAGATGATTCGCAAACAACGTAGCAAAGGCGGTGCGGGTAGCTCGGACGGCATGTTCGGTGACCTGCTGGCCCCCAAGGTTGACTGGCGCAAGGCGCTGCGTGACTTCATCACCGAGACATGCTCGGGGCGTGACGAGTCGTCGTGGTCTAGGCCTAACCGTAGGTTCTTGGCCGATGATGTGTACATGCCAAGCATGATGGGTAACACCATGCGTGAGTTGGTGGTCGGGTTCGATACGTCAGGCTCCATCTTCGGCGGCAATGAGATGACCCGGTTCGTGACTGAGATTGCGACCATCATTGAGCAGGTCAAGCCCAGCAAGATTCACGTCATCTACTGGGACACGGATATTGCAGGGCATCAGACGTTTGAGGATGGGCAGTTCGCTGTGCAAAACCTCAAGCCCAAGGGCGGTGGCGGCACCGATGGTGCTGTGCTGTTCGACTACCTGCGTAAGCAGAAGCTCAAGCCTGACGCCATCGTGCAGTTCACCGATGGCTATGTGGGTAGCTGGGGCAAGACTGACGTACCCACCTTGTGGGTAATCACAACGGACATCAAGGCTCCGTTCGGTACAACTATTCAACTGGAGGTGTGAGATGGGATACCGTTCACAAGTAGCCGCAGTCATCTACGGCGATGTGCGTGACAACGACGAGAAGTACGACTTACTCAAAGTCCTTATGAACACCACGTTCAAGGATGTGTACACCGAGTTCGAGGGCAACGCTGAGTGGCACGACGGCAAGCGTGTGCTGGAGTTCAAGATGGAGGACGTCAAGTGGTACGAGTCGTACCCTGACGTAAAGCGGTTCATGAATATGCTCGACGACATAGGCGACATCGAGGGGTTCAACTACGAGTTCGTTCGTATCGGCGAGGAGTCGGAAGACATTGAAACTAAGTCGGAAGGTAGCTACCCTGAGTACATTCTTAGCGTAACCCGATCAATACAGGTGGACTTATGAAAATCGAATGGAAGAATGCGACCGGGGTAATCGACTACCCCACCCTACACATCAACGGCATGCAAGTCGGGTGGATAGCTCCTTACGGTGAGGGCGTGCGTGGGGTGGTGCACCCCAAGCTGCGCGAGGCTATGCAAGGCCCGCCGGTCATCATCATTGCCAAGACCCAAGAGGAAGCCAAGGCCGAGCTTGAGGGTGTGTGCGTAGCCATCATGATTGGAGAAATGTATGCACGTAACTGAACTAAAAGAGCGCGACCCTAAGCGCTTTGAGAAAGAGTACTACAAGTGGTGCGAGTACGCCGCTGACTACGAGTGGTGGGAGGACTTGTACGCGGACTTTACAACGGACTGCGCGGCACTGGGTGTGCGTGTGGACGACATCACGTTTAGCGGGTTTCATTCCTTGCAAGGTGATGGCGCTGCGTTTACTGGGCGGGTGTATGTCTACGAGTGGATGGAGCAGAAGGGGCACCACATCACGCACCCTGCTGCGTACCTAGGGTGCAAGGACGACGGTAGCTACGTAAGGTTGGAGACAGGTAGGAACAATAACATGCGAGCCAACATAGAGGAGTACGCCAACCAAACCGCCCCTAGTGGGATGTTCGCAGGGCTTGAGCAAGATGCGTGGGAGGAGTTGGTTGACGAGCAGATCAGCGACCTGAGCATTGAGGACGAGGTTCTATCATTCTGCAAAGACTTGGCCCGAGAGCTGTACATCAACCTGCGCGATGAGTACGACCACCTGACCAGCGAAGAGACATTTATTGAACATTGTGAAGCTAACGAAGTAACTTTTGAGGAGAACGAAGATGCGATTTCTATTTAGTGTTGACGGTAAAGACATGGTGCTCGACGAGCGCCAACTGCACGGAATAATGTTTATTCTGGACAACTGCGAGGAGATGAAACAAGTCTACAAGGGTGACGGCAAGGGCACCCGAGGCAGTAGCAAACAGTACGTGGACGAACTGCACCCCGTTGACCCGCGTGGTGGGTTTGCTGCGAAGCCGCTGTCTGACAACTACTACGAAACTCTCAAGCTCGTGGCCAAGCTGGCCAAAGACAACTAAGTCTTAGGCTAAGACTTATGTACTGGCAAATGTTTAAGGCTGACGAGGCCGACGGGAAACCCTTTCGGTTACACCTGCTGTCTGAGGTTGGAGACCCCGGACCAGCTCCGGGCACATCTTTAGGATTCGTGGAGCAGAGGGCGCGGAAGGACGCATGGATGCCGGGTAAACGCTCGGATGTCACGTTCTTCGTCCACATAAATGCAACTGGAGCGCATGCTGAAGTCCCCGATATAGAGACCGGCATGGCGATTATTTTAATGAACGCGAAAGGCAACGATGACTAACTACAAATGGAAGTTCACGATGGGCACCAAGAAGGAGCCGGTGTGGGAGATACGCACGGTTGGGGCTCCCAAAGATATAGACCAGTACCCCCGCAATAGGCTAATAGCCTACGCTAAACGCGCTAAGAAAGAGGGCTGGTTCGTACGAATCAGCGGGGTCAATGGTGACCCATCTAAAGGAGAAGAGAGGATTTACATCGGTGACGATGTGTTCCCCCCGGACTTTATGAAGACGATGCTAGAGATGAACAAACTAACCAAAGGAAATTAACCATGACCACTACTAACCATATCGCTGGCGTGGCACGCGCCGCAATGCTCGTTGACCTGAACATTGCCATCTACTCGGGTCGTAAGCAAGACCGGGCTACACAGGCCGAGGTCACAACGGCCAAGGGCTCAGGCTCTAAGAAGGCCGCGAGTGTGTACAAGAACCTGTTTGCGGAGTGCAAGGAGCTGGACGCCATCACCAAGTTTCAAGCCCGGGCACGTAGCGAACACTACCGCCTGACGCTGCCTTGGAACGACCGTGGGGCACGCTTGCTGCCTACCGTGTCTCTGTTGGACTACAAGAAAGTGATGAACCAATACCAAGCCGAGTTCGACCGACTGGTTGATGCGTTCTTGATTAAGTACTCGACGCTGGTGGCAGCTGCTGCGTTTCAGCTCGGCACGCTGTTTGACCGCAAGGAATACCCCGATGCTGCACAGGTGGCAGGCCGGTTCCGTATGGACATTGCGTTTGTGCCGCTACCAACATCCGGGGACTTTCGCTTAGATGTTGAGAGCGAGGTTCAACGCGAACTCATGGAGCAATACGACCGCAGGCTGGCTGAGCAATTGGCCTCGGCCACCAAGGACTCGTGGACTCGGCTGTATGACGCGCTCCAACGACTGAGTGACCGGCTTACCGTAGATGAGGACGGCAAGAAGAAAATCTTTCACGACACCATCGTGACCGGCGCTGTGGAATTGTGCGAGTTGCTGACCGCCATGAACGTGACGCAAGACCCTCAGTTGGAGTCAGCTCGGCGTAAGCTTCAGGAAGTACTCTTAGGCGTAACTCCCAAAGAGTTGCGAGACGAAGATGGTACTCGTGTATTAACCAAGCAGAAGGTCGATGAGATTCTCTCTGCGTTTGATTGGGGACAGGATGAATAATCGTGAATTTAGGTATCAGGAGGCTGGAGATGAGTGGCGGATGTCGATATACGACGACAACAACCCCACCGAACACAGTGAGGGGAGGCTAGGGCAACACCCCGCATGGCTTCGCCTAATCCTAGACATAGCCAAGGTGGGGGGCCACATGCCACCGATGCGTGATGGCCCACCCGACCGCCTTTTATGGGCCAAGATAGACGACGACAACAACTTACTGGAGATTACTTTCCCATGATTTACGACAACCTAAGCAATGAGGAGCTTCTAAAAGAAGTCTACCTAAACCAGCACAAGGACAGGCTACTGACCCTCGTGTGCGAACGCCTTGAGATGGTGATGAGGGAGCGAGATGATGCCCTCGAATACGAGAAGGAGATTGACCGATTAAACGAACAACTAGCTGACCAAGACGATGAGATACACGCCTTGAACAAACGCATCGACGACCTTGAGACAACCCTTGATTCCCTAACTGATGACTCGGAGTTTTAACATGACATCTGCACTTGGACTGAAACTAAAAGAAGCAATTGAAACCAACGAAGCCCGCAAGGCTATGGCTCAATGGAATAAACCAACTACACCTATGACCACTATCACACCTACACCCGTCTCCATCTGCGAACTCGCGTTTAACATGGTGCGTGACAACCCCGGCAAAACCAAAGCCCAGATCGTGGAATTGCTTGAAAAGCAGGGGCACAAAGCCACGTCCACTACGTCTATGCTATCCATGATGATTCGCTACGGCCTCATTATCCAAGAAGACAAGATACTGCGTGCGGTTGGTACTAAGTACAAGTCACGGGTTGAGTTTAACCCTCGCTTGAAACAGCGACTTGGGCCTAAGCCTAAGAACCGGAAGGTTACGGAGCAGAAAAAAGAAATCCGCATGATTATTAGGCCTCAGCCCGAGGTGAAAGCTTCCGATGCAGTCAACTCTCCTGCGCATTACACGGTGGGTGGCATAGAGACCATTGACTTCATCGAGGCCAAGCAACTTAGTTACAACCTTGGCAACGTGGTCAAGTACCTTACTCGTGCAGACCACAAAGGCAACCAACTGCAAGACCTGCAGAAAGCTCAGTGGTATCTAACACGCGAAATCGAGCGGGTGCAATCATGAGCGGGTGCACTGGTAACTGCGACCAAGGCAGGCGCTGCACCTGCCCCCAAAACAGAAGCTTATTCTGGGACGTGATGGAGGGCACGGTTACGCTGTGCGCACTTATTGGCATCATTGCCAGTGTGTGCTTTATGTTTGGCTTTTACTGGTATCGGGGGTAATATGAGAGGACGTACTGGATTTGATATGTTGGCTAACAACATTCACGCTTTAGCTCCTAGCGCAGCCCTAAACAAATACCGAAACGGAAAACCAAGGATGTGCTGGGCGTGTCAGAAAGATAAACCTACGTACCAAGGGTTGCTACGAATCCAAGCTGGATTCCACAAGTTCGTGTGCAAAGATTGCCTCAACGCTAAAGCCACAAAGAAAGAAGCCAATGAGCCCAAAGTGGATTAGCCTTATCCGCGCAATCTTGCGTGACGAAGAAGACGGCTGCACCACAGCAGAGCTTGCTGACCGCTTGGATGCGCCAAAAAAGTCTATTGCATCTGCACTGGAGCGTATGCCTGATACCTACATTGATCGTTGGACTGAGGCAGGTCAGCAACAACCTTATGAGGCTATCTGGTGCGTAGTTGTTACGCCAGAGAACTGCCCCCAACCTACAAGGAAAATTAAATGAATGAAGCATTGAAGCTGGCGCTTGATGCGCTAGAAAATCACACGGCGATTAAGCATCCTCAGCAAATCCATTACCGAGATGCTGCTATTGATGCAATCAAAGAAGCCCTAGCACAGCCAGCGCAGGAGCCTTTTGACTGCCCCCGCTGCGGTCACGTTTGCTCACAGCGCCCGTGGGTTGGGCTGACGGATGAGGAAATCGACGTAGTATGTGCGCCGCTGGGGTTTGCACAACTGTCGCCGCGAGAAGTCGCCTGCGCCGTACTGGCTAAATCAAAGGAGAAGAACACATGAACGAACGAACTCTAGAACTTGCAGATCAGGCTGCTGAAGGTATGACAGGATTAAATATCCCCGATGAATTTTGTAAAAAGTTCGCCGACCTCATTCGTGCCGACGAGCGTGAGGCTTGTGCGAAGTTATGTGAGAGCCATGTTAGATATCCGTCGCGACTGCATTTTGCAGCAGCAATCCGAGCAAGGGGGAACACATGACACGCAATGAATTACTAGAGTTGGCAAACGCGTTTTATACAGGCGGTTTTACCGAAAGAGAGATTGCGTTTGCACGGGTTATTGCAGCAGCCGAGCGTGAAGCGTGTGCGAAGGTT